TCGTACGGCTGGCCGGTGACCGGCGGGGGACTGGTAATGGGCTTCGGTGCATTCGGCATGATTTCCTCCTAGATCTGCTTCCAGCCGTTGCCGTCGTGGAAGTCCTCTGCCTGCTCCCCGTCGTCGAGGCGGGCCGGGCCGCCCCGGGGAACCAGGTCCCACTGTCCCGCGTATCCCGGCGTCGCGGAGTCTTCCCAGACGCCCGGCGTTGCTCCCCGCCGTACGTGCGTGGCGGCCACGACATGCGGCGAGTCCTCGGCTACCGGTCCGTGCGCGGCGGGATTGTCAGCCATTGGCCTTCCTCGCCACCTTCGGAACAGTCGTCTTGCCCCAGGACGGCGCCGGAGGGCTGTACCGCGGCGTGTCCTGGTCATCGCCGTCATGGTCGTCAGCGTGCGGCTTGCCGTCGTCGCCCGGCTGGATTCCCGCGTCACCAGGATCAGTGCCGAGATCCGGGACCGCCATGACGTCGCTGTCCTCCACCGACTCGGAGTCCGTGCCGGGCGCGCCGTAAGCCGGCTTGACGCTCGTGGTGTTCGTGGCGGCCATTGAACCTGTAGTTACACCGAGGCTGTTCATCGCCAGCTCGGAAACGTCCGTGCAGCTGCCGTTGTTCACCCAGTCGGCCATGTCAGCTCCTCTCCTTCCGCTTCTGCGCCCGTGTCCGTGCCGCACGCGCTTCCTCGGCCAGCTTGAGGGCGAGCCGCGCGTGCCACTTGCAGTACAAGTGGTAGCGCAGCCACCCCCAGAACCGGACGAGATCGCGTCGCATGGTTACGGATTGACTGCCCGGCCGCCGCGCAGGACCCTGCCGGCGCCCGGCTGGTACCGGTTGCTGCCGGCCTGGGGCTCGTTGCCCTTGATGCCGGGCAGCTGCGGGCCGCCGGTGGCGTAGCCGTCGTCGTTGGCCTGCGTGGAGTCCTGCGGGCCGGCGGTGGCATCGTTCTTCGTCACCTGCATGTACGGGCCGATGCCGTCGTTCGGGTAGGTGTAGGTGACCGCGTCGGGACCGCCCGGGTTGTTGACCGCGCCCTGGCCGCCGGGAGCACCCGAATGCGTGATCTGGTCCTCGGTGACCCCCGTGAAGCCGTCCAGGGTCTGGCCCGGCTCGTTGGTGGCGTCCGCAGCGCCGGGGTAGGCGCCCTTGGTGCCGGGAGCGCCAGTGCCAGTCGGCAGCGGGCCGCCGAACAGCTCGTTCTCCCAGGCAGCGCCCGGAGGGTACTGGCCCGGCTCGTTAGTCGGGTCAGCATTGCTCGTGGTGCCCGAGTACGGATGGCCGGCCGTCGGGGTCTTGCCCTCAAGGGGCGGGTAATCAGCCATTGCTGGCCTCCTCTTGTCTTAGAGCCGGCCGCCGAAAGCCGCCTGCAAGTTTGCCTTGGACTGTACCTCTGCCTCAGCCCGGCTCGCACCGCGCTGGACTGCGTACTCGACCCACGCCTCTTTGGAGTCGCTGTTGGACGGCCGCGGCAGTTCCTCCGGGACCTGCGCAGACACCAGGACTTCCGGCACGGCCTTGGCGGCCGGGGCAGGAGCTGGCGGAGGCGGGACTGCCTTCACCGGCTGCACGACCTCCATCGCAGCCCCGCACCGGATCAGGCCGCGGCCTTCCTCGTCCGGAACCTCGAAGTCCGTCCACGGAACCGGCCACATCCGGTCGTCATACCGCGCGCCTGACATCTGCACGATCATCTGGATAATCACTTGCGACCTCGCGCGTACACAGAGTGGGGTGAGCACTCGGCACACTGGAAGCCGGTGCCGTTGGTGCTGGACATGACGATGGTGCCGGGAACGCCGATGTGCCCGCAGGGCAGGCGCACGGCAAGCCGGCCTTCGTCGCGGCAGCGGCGGCAGACACAGCGCCCGTCGGACAGGACAGTAGGGTCCCGGCGCGCATTTCCGCCGCAGATGGCACACTTCACCTTCGGCTGGCGTGCCTGGATCACCTTGGCTCGACTGCTCACCGGGACCTCCCTCCCTGTGGTGCCGTGCGCGGCGCTGACGAGGGACCAGCGCCGCGCACGGGGTCCATCAGGTAGACGCGCCCTTGTAGGCCTTGATCGCTCCGGTCTGGTCGACCAGCGCACCGTCGCCACGCAGGATCGCGCGGAACGAGACCAGGTCGGAACCGAACGCGAAGTCGTCAGACCGCTCGAAGCGAACCCCGCCGACCAGGCGCACGAAGAACTGGCTGAAGTCGCCGAACACGATCGAGAACGCGCTCGTCGCCTGGGCAGGCATGAACGGGTCCGCGACCAGCGGCTTGCCGAGCAGGAGGTCCGGCGAGCCGAGAACCGCGGACGGCTCCCAGATCGGGCGGCCGACCGTGTCGGTGATCTTCCGGAAACCGCCGATGGTCTTGTCCGCGGCGAGCCAGTAGCAGGACCGGGACTGACGGTAGGGAGCGATGACCGAGTACTCCAGGTCCACCAGGTTGGCGTAGGACGGGGCGCCGCTGACGCCGGTCGTCGCGCCGGTCACGCCGGGGGAGCTGGTGACGGTGCCGGTCAGCAGTCCGGTCGGGGCGCTGGCGGAGTTCACCAGGTCGTTGCCGAACTTGTTGCCGAGCGCGCGGCCCGCCTGCATGGCCAGGTAGCCGAGCAGGTCGACGGCGGTGTCGTCGATAAGCTCGCGCGCGACCTGGATGAGGACGCCGTACTTGTACGCGGACAGGGACTGCATGCTGAAGGCGGGGTCAACGCCCGCGGTCAGCAGCTGGCCCGCCTGGGTGGACTGCGCGGTGACCGCGGTGTGAGCCGTGGTCTTCGGGATCTGCAGCGTCTCGCCGCCGCCCGTGTTGAGCACCGTCGGACCGCACTGCATGATGCCGCTGACCTCGATGAGGTGCGCGATCAGCATGTCGTAGAAGTCCGTCGGGACGATCGAGCTGGAGTTGGTGCCCTGGGAGCCCGTGGTGAGGACACGGTAGTTGATCGGGCCGTTGGTCTCGGTGTTGTGCCGGAACTCCAGCGCGCGCTGGCCGGTCTCGCCCTTGGCCCACTTGCGGACCTCGGCGTCCATGCCCGCGAGGGACGGGCTCTGGCGCGTCTCGGGCTTCTGGCTGAGCGAGTCGTACGCGTCGTCAGCTTCCTTGGCGCGCTTCTCCGTCTCCAGGACGGCCTTGATGCGAGTGTCGAGAGTCGACATCTCTTCCTGCATCGCGTCCCAGCGGCCCTGCTCGTCCGGGGTGAAGGAGCGGTTCTCTGCAGCTGCGTCCTCAGCGATCTTCTTCGCGTCGTTCCAGACGTTCAGGCGACGATCGCGGAGGCGCTTGGCGACTTCGGATGCCATAGTCGGATTCCTTCCTGATGGTTGGCATCTTCCTGCACCGGCTTCGTCCGTACGCTTCCGCAGCTACGACCTCGGCAAGATTGCGGTCCACTCCAGCATACGGCCGGAATGCCCGATTTGTTACCCCTCGTCGGTGTAGGGGTCTTCCATGTTCGCCTGGAGAGCGAGCATGGCCTGCGCACCGGACAGGACCGGCTTCGGCGGGGCCTTGGTGACCTGCCGGGGGCCGGCGTTGTCCGTGCGCCGGAAGAACTCCATCGCGCGGCCCTCGGTGAGCCGGGTCCGGACCTCATCCGGGTCGCCCTGCACCCAGTTCGCCAGCGACTCCACCGCGCCGTCGATCGCGCGGGCAGCCGACGTCGAGTCGGGGTAGGCGGGGTCGAGAACCGGGGCGACGTCCACGAGCTGCACCGACAGCAGCGTGCGCATCGGGTAGTTGAACTCGGAGACGCCCCACTCGTCGCCGCCGGGGAAAACCCGGAACGCGAAGCTGGAGTGGCGCACGTCGCCGCGGTCCACGTACTCCAGGATGTCCGCCCGGGACTGCGGCGGGATCACGTCGTACGCGAGGCCGGTGTCGTCCAGGTGCAGGTCGAGCGTGCGCGCGTACGTGGTGCCGAGCAGCATGTCGTCCTTGTGGTTGTACCGGCAGACGACGTCCGGCCAGTTTGACATCCGCGACTCGTTGAACGCAGTCGTCGAGACCTGCTCCACGAAGCCGCCGAGCTTGCGGCTGAGCTTGTTGAAGCAGGCCGCGTAACCGAAGATGTGCTTCGGGCCGCTGCCGTTGGCCTCGGTGCGCACTTCCAGCGGGAAGCGCGTGAACCGGCGCTCCGGGTAAGACCCGGAAATGGCCGCGTCAGCCTCGCCGAATGCCGACCGCTGCGAGCCGGAGACGTTGATCCCGAACTTGCGCGCGGCTGCCATGATCTTCGGCATCGCCTGCTTGCCGAACGGCGACTGCGGAGCGCGGGAGAGCGCGTTCCTGGCGTGCGCCTCGTCGTGAACGGGGAAGTGGCGCTTGGACCGCGGAGTAGTCTTCCCCGAGGAATCCTTGGTGCCACCGGGCTCGATATAGGCGAAGGCGGAGTCCGGCAGGTCGTTTTCCGCCGCCGAGGACAGTTCACTCATTTGCGTTTTCCTTTCCTGACGACGGCATAAGTTCTTGCCGTTCCCATTGCCGTTCGCGCCGGAACCGGCAAGTTTCTGCAGCCCCGCCAGCCAGCGGGCTTCGTCGGGATAGTTATCCCGGATGTGGTCGGAGAGCTTCCGGATATGCTCCAGCGCGCCGCCGGCGTGCGTAGCGCAGTGCTCGGCGTCGAAGTTGTACATCGCCGGCTGGTCATTCTCGCTCTGCATCACCTGCGCGTGCCGGATGGCGTGGCCGAGGTGATAGCCCAGGGTCTGGATCAGGTGCGCCGTACTGGTCGCGCGGTGATCCGGGGAAACGGATATGGTGCGGTGCTGGCCGCCGTCGACCAGGATGGCCTTGTTGATCCGGTCCATTTCCTTAGCTTCCGGCGGGTAGTTCTGCCTGATGTTGGAAGCCAGCCGGTTCACCGACGAATGCGCCTCGCCGAGGTCCGTCAGCACGTGCTCGGTCTCGTAAGCGCGCTCGTCGCTGCCCGCCGGAGCAGTACGGGCAGCCTTGATGCGCTCGGTCGCGTGCGCGATATTCCGGTGCGCCTCGTCAATGCGGTGCGCGGTGTACATCGCCGGGTCGTGCCTGACCGGGACCGGGTCAGTGCTCGCCGGGGCCGGCATCGGACCTGCCGCCGGGTTCTCGTCATCGTCGCCCGACGCGCTGCGCTTCATGTCAGCCCAGGCACCGGTCTCCTCGTTCCAGGCGCGGTCGGGAATCCAGGGGCCGACGAACTGCGGCCCGGCTTCCTTCTCCTGCTGGCGCTTCTTCTCCAGCGCGGCTGCGAGCAGGTCGTCCATGTCGATGCCGTCCAGGCCGCCGCTGGCTAGCAGGGAAAGCACCCTCTTGGCTGCGGCATCGCCCTGCGGGCGGCTGCGGACGGTGCCGATCTGGTTGCCGAGGAACGAATCCGGATTGGTGACTCCCGGTCCGCTGTCCGGAGCGGTAAGGCCCTGCTTCTGCAGCTCCTCCAGCCGGTCGGTAATGAGGTCGACCTCCAGCTCGACGCTGGGAAGCATGGACTTCGGGATGCCGCGGATCGACCGGGACATCGCGACCATCACTTCGAGCGGGATCTTCTCGTCGCCGGTGCTTTCCGGGTAGGGAGGCCGGTCCTCCTGGTCGCGGATCTCGTCAATGGTGAGCATGCCCATCGCCCGCTGCTGCATGTAGATCTCAGTCCGGGTCTTCAGGTCGGTCTTCAGCAGCGCGTCGGCGTTGAACCGCACGTAGCGGTTGGCGGGGATGAGGTCGAAAAACGCGTTCTCCAGCCGGACGATCCACGGGCGCAGCGCCTCGATCACCTGCAGCGTGCTCTGCTCGACCGTGTTGTACGTCAGGGAATCGCCCCGCTTGCCGCCCACGCGGTCCGGCGGCAGCCCGTAGACCGCGGCCATCTGCGTGGCGTTCATCTGCGTGGCCTCCACGAACTGGGCCTCGCTCGGCGGCACGACAATCGGCTTGTAGTCCCAGTCGGCGCCGATCACCAGCGGCTGGTGGGCGCGGATGGAGGAGACGAGAGTCTCGCGGATCTCCGCCGCGGCCTCGGCGTCGATCTCGATGTCCCTGTTCTGGAAGATCCCGGGCGGGAAGCCGCCGTTCAGGAACCAGTCAACGCCGTAGTTGCCGGCCTCAAGGCCGTGCATCACCGTGCTGGCGAAGGCACGCAACGGGGAGATGCCCTCGGTACGCCCTGCCAGAGCCATGGCCCGGATGTGGTACAGCTCCTCGCGCCAGTTCTCCACCTGCCGCCCGTAGACGAAGACCCGCGTGCGCATGGGGTTCCACGGCTGCTGCGGGTCGTCCATGACCTCGATCATGTCCGGCGGAATCCACTCGATTCCGGTAGGGAAACCGTATCCGTCACGGCCGGTGATCAGGCCCCAGGCGTTGCCCCACAGCAGCAGGGAGGTCATGCACTGGTAGATCCAGTCGTACAGGTTGGCGTTCGCGCTCGGGCGGTCGAAGATCGACGGGCCGTTGTACCGGATCGCCACGCCCTGGTAGCCGCCGGGCGCGTGAGTGTAGATCTTGAGCGGCAGGGACGCCATGGACTCGGCGATCAGCCGCACGCAGGAGTACAGGGCCGGCAGGCCGAGTGCCTTGTCGGTCCCGAAGACGGCACGGGTCGGGTGGATCGGGCCGCCCTGGCTGAACTTCCACCACGGGGACTAAAGAGTCCCACGGACGCCAAGGCACGCCTCCGATAGCTCGATGCTCGGTACGTTCTGCCTGGATACGCTCGATAAGACCCATGTGCACCACCTCCCTCCCAGAAGGCCCATAATGGAGCTATGGGAAGAAGGACGCCGGACCTTACGGGGCAGCGTCTCGGACGCCTGGTCGTGCTGAAGCGCGCACCGTCCGCCACGAACCACGCCAAGTGGCTCTGCCAGTGCGATTGCGGGAATACGTGCACTGCAGGAAGCAATGCCCTTCGCAACGGCCGTACGAGAAGCTGCGGCTGCCTGTTCACCGAGGCGCTGATCGCGCGGAATACCACGCACGGACTGTCGGGCACGCCGACGTACCAGAGCTGGTGCAACATGATGCGCCGCGTGTTCTCCGCCGGCGATCCCCGCTACCCCGACTGGGGCGGGCGCGGCATCACCGTCTGCGAGCGGTGGCGGAACTATCCGGACTTCCTGGCCGACATGGGGGAGAAGCCGCCTGGCAGGACACTCGACAGAATCGACAACGACGGGGACTACGAACCCGGGAACTGCCGCTGGGCAACGAGGAGAGAGCAGCAGGCCAACCGGCGCAACAGCAGCCGGAAGCTGTGACATCTCCTGCTCGATCAGTCCCAAGGGTGCCCGGAGCCCTCCGTTAGTACGGACCCGGCTCCAAGCTGGCCGCGGGCACAACTGTAATCAGAGTACGGGAAACCAGGGCATTCCGCACATACCGGCGGCGTACTTAATACTGCAGCAGACTTATTGCGACTCAGGAGCCTTCAGCGGCAGCTTCGCGCCCGTCCGGAAGCCGTATATGACCGCTTCTACGAAAAAAGCTCCGGTGAGCCAGATTCGGCCCGCCATCCAGCCGATAGCAGTGAGGAACCGTCCTGCTGGCCAGCCGACCGCGACGCCGATGCCGAGGAGCACGCTCATCAGCACGCGGCCGGCCGTTACGCGCCTGGCCCGGGTAAGCACCTGCTCGACTGCAGCCTGATCAAGAATCGCCATGAAAGGGATGATAAGGGATGTCGGGACGGACTGGCATGGCCGGGATTGGTAAGGCTTGATCCGTCGGCGAGGCATGGCTGGGTGAAGGGCCGTGATGTCGGCAGGGGGAGGTGAGAAAAGGCCAGGCATGGCCCGTCGGCAAGGAAGGGGACGGGGAGGAACGGGAGCGGTTCGGGATGGGTCGTCAGCCTGGGGAGGCGCGGAACGGCCGGGAACGTCGGCAAGGGGAGGTGCGGAACGGCCAGGAATGGTCGGTCGGCAGGGGAGGGGGAGCGTGGGGCAGTGAGGGCCTGGGTAGTCGGAGTGGTGCGGGCCGCCGGGGAGAGCGCGGGGAAGGGGCGTGTTGTCGGCGGGGTCGGGAAAGGCCCGGGTGAGACTGGTTCGGTCCGTCGGCGAGGACCGGGAAGGCGAGGATGGATTTGGGTAGTCGGGCAAGAGCAGGGCCGGGGTGCCGGGGGTTGGGGTGGCCAGTCGGCGAGGCGCGGGTCGGCTGGAAACGGCCTGGAGGGGCTCGGTTCGTCGGCACGGGCTCGGGAAGGAGCGGGGTGGCCTGAGCCGGGGCGGGAGGGGAAGTCGGCAGCCGGGCGGGCCTGGGATGGCACGAGTAGTCGGGACGGGTTGGGGCGAGAGGAGTGGGGGCGCTCTGGGGCGGGAAGTCGTAGCTGCAATAACACAGCGTCGGACCCGATTATACTCTCAACCCACGCTGCGCCTGGGATCGTACGAACGGCGACGCTTGCTCAGCGCCCACCTCGCCAGCGTTGAGGCCACGATCGGGGTAATGTCCGAATCGCTGTCCTTGCGGCTCCAGGCGTGACCGCCGTCGCCGACGTCCCGGGTCTCCGCCGAGGCGATGGCCTGCCACAGCGCGGGCGCGTTTTCCTTCCCGAGATGAATGAGCTGGCGTCCCTTGATCGCAGTGATCATCTGGGCGAATGCCTCCGCCTCGTCGCCGCTCGTCGCGCGCACCACCTCCAGCCCGGAACTTTCCGCGGCATCCGCCAGTCCGGCCGCGGGTCCGTTTTTGGGGAAACAAATCCCGATAGGCCGCCACTCGCGTCGCAGTTCCACAAGCCGGGGAACTACCCAGTCCATTCCTTCCTTGCTGCAACCGCGCGGAATCTCGACGACAATCCGGTGGCCGCCGTCCGGCTCCGGCCGCATCCACGCCGCAGCGATGGTGGTCACCTTCATCTCCGGATCAGAATCCACCGCGAATGCCAGCGGGCGCACCGCGCCGCCCGGGTCGGGAAGCGCGCACCTCTCCCAGGCCTCCTCGGAAATTACCGTCCACGACTCTTCCTCCTCGGGCCAGTCGCCGATGCCGAGCCGCTCGCGGTCGAATGCCGTCATTGACATCGCCGCAAACTCTTTAGCGACGTGCTCGTAGGAAATGCGCCGGTTCAGCGCCGGGTTGGCCATCGCCCAGGACCGCGGGTCGTCCCGGTCGTCGTGGCGCGAGCAGACGACGTACCTGTTGGTCTTCCGGCCGAGCACCTCATCGCGCGGGCAGGTGTCCAGGTGCGGGTTAATGCTCCACTCCGCGCCCATGATGCCCGGGTCGTGCCGCTGAATTCGCCGCCGGACGCTGGCCAGCTGAATCGAGTCGTGATATCCCGCTGAAGCTGTATAGATCATTTGCGGATTGGGCACGGCGGACATGGTCGGCATGGACGCGCCGACCTGCTCGTCTGACAAAAACATCGCCTCGTCGTAAACCACCAGGTCCGCGGTGAACGACCGGCCGGACCCGCGGGAGCGGGCGAGGAACCGCAGCCGGCCGCCGATGTTGCGCCGGACGCGCTTGCCGCCGGAGCCGAAGACGAGCGTCGGCGCGGGCTTCAGCTCGATCGCCTCGTCACCGTGGCTGGTCATGACGCGCTTCACGCGGCGGGACAGGTCGTCGTACGCGCTGATGGTGTCGCGGACGCGGCGGAAGTGCTCGGCGGCGGCCTTGAATTCGTGCGCCGTGTGGATGATCAGCGTCTCGCCGAACACGAACAGCCCGCCCAGCTCGCGGACTTCCAAATTGGTGTTCTTGCCGTTCTGGCGGCTCACGATGCCGGCGACCTCGAATGCCGACCAGTGCCCGTCCGGCCGGACGCCGCAGCCCTCGGTCAGCCACCACTGCTGCCACGGGTCCAGGGCATAGCCGTAGTTCGGCGCCCAGTCCAGCAGCTCCTCCGCGGCGTAGTTGCCGCAGCCGCCCAGGTAGTCCCTGTTCGAGCACTTGCGGCAGCCGGGTTCCTTCTGGCGGTGCCGTGGCGGGGCGGTCCAGAACCGTGGCTCCTGGCTGCCGGTGAGCTGTGCCAGCCGCGTGCCGTCCGGCAGGGTCACCGGCGGCTGGCCGCTCATTACCGTGCCGTCGGGCAGGAAGACGTCCGGGACGGGGTAGACGTTGAAGGCGGTGTCGAAGTTAGTGCTCATCGCGCACCTTCCAGGCGAACCAGGCGCGGACCGCCAGGATGAAGTTCAGCACGCAGACGGGCAGGAAGCCGTACTGGTACGTGACGATGTCATAGCCGAGCCCGATCGCGCACGCTGCCATGCTGGCGATCCAGCCGGCGCGGTTCTTGCGGGTCAGCAGGAAGGTGCTCGCCAGCTGGACTGAGGCCAGCAGCACCGACCCGGCGATCAGGAGCGTGGTCACAGGAGACCCCGCAGCCGGCTGAGGCGCCAGTCGATCTCGTCCAGCTTCGCGTGCAGGCGGTCCCATTCAGCCTGCTGGTCCGGGGAGAATCCCGTTGCCATTCCGTCAAGCAGGTCATGCGCCGCCTGCCACGTCTCCTGGCGTGCTGCGAGAAGCCGGACGTACGGGGTCATCTCACCGCGGATCACCTCGCCGCCGGGCAGGATCAGGTCCGGGACGACGAAGCAGGTGAACTCCCGCTCAGCCACCTTTCAGCTCCGCGACTTCAGCCTCCAGCTCATTTACGCGCTTCTCCAGGCGCGTCATGGCCTCAGTCAGCCGGCGGATGTAGACCCCCGCGTGCGCAGCCAGGTAGTCTTCCCTGTCCCCGTAGCGTTCGCGGCGGGCTGCATCAGCAGCGGGTACCGCCGGCACGTTCCAGTAGCCCATAACGCGTTCTCCGCCAGGCCCAGCCTGCGCTCCCGGCGCTCGCGCACCTCGTCGGTGGCGTCGCCCTTCACCTCGCCCGGCGCCATGTCGCGGAGCTGGGCCAGCGCCAGCCGCATCTCCCGGAGGTACCCGGCCGCGTCACGCGGCGCGAGGCCGCCCTCGTCCAGAATCCTCGCCGCCGTCAGCGCCGCGCGGGCCACTCCGCCACGGCGCATCTTCAGGGGAAGCTCCATCAGGTCGGCCTTGACGGACTCCTCCAGTGTCATTTCCTCGAAGTCGTCCGCCACCGTCACTCCTACATCCGCTTGCCGCCGTGCATATGCGGCCTGGTCGCATTGTAAGCAACTTTGCGGAGAATCTCCCTATTCAGGTCGATTCCGAACAGCTCGGCGTACCAGCAGACCTGGCCCCAGGCCGTGTTCAGCTCGCGCCGGACCGCGTCCATCCGGCCCTCCTCATAGCGGTCAGACGCGCGGACCGCCGTCTTGACGATCTGGAACATCGCGGCCGGCAGGGAGGACGGCTTCTCGCGGAGCCGCTCGGGCAGCATGTCCTCCGGCAGCAGCGGGATGTCCGCCAGGAAGATCGTGCAGTCGTCGATGAGCCGGATCGCGATGTCCGCGAACTCGCTCCCGGCGCCCTGCGGCTTCGGCAGCTGCCACTCGTGCCGCTGGTGCGCGGTCATGTCCGTGAAGCCGTTCAGGCGCCAGGCGTCGGTCACCTCGGACGTCTCGGTGACCAGCAGCTCCATCGCCTCGTCGAAGGTGACCTCGCGGTCGCGGAAGCCGAGCTTCCGGTTGATGGCGTCGATCTCCGCGGCGAGCGCGGTCATGTCCAGGTCAGCAGTCACAGAAGAACCCCTCGTCAGCTGCGCAGTCCCCGCAGAGGATTCCGCCGTTGCCGTCGGGCAGGACGACATCGTCGGGAGCTATGTCAGCACTGCACTCGGAGCAGTTGTTCCAGCTGGCGCAGGCGAACCACGGGGGCACAGGGCCGGTCATGCGGAAATCATAACGGGGCATACCAGGACAGACCAGGAGCCTGCGGAAAATTGACGTTTGCACTGCCCCGGGATCGGGAGTAACCATGGAAGGAACAGCCTGCCCGGCCCTGTTAAACCAGGGCTCCGACCTGTCCCGGAGCCGTCATGGAGCACGTCCCCGTTCAGTATCACTACTGCCACTGGTGCCAGATCCGGGGCGATCTCGACAGTGCGCACATGTGCGCGGACTGCCACTGCAAGTTCTACAAGATCGACCCCGGTCCGCCTGCGTTCCAGAAGGCCGTGCTCGACGTCTTCTGCGGGATCGGCGGAGCTGCCCGCGGCTACGTCCAGGCGGGCTACGAAGTGTGGGGGGTCGATAACAACCCGCGGCTCGAAGAGGACTACC